GCAAAGTTTAATATGAATGCTCGGCACGGAGATTTTGGTTACGAAATCGCCCCCGAGATCAAGAAGGCTGTCATGAGAGCGCGCTCCAACTACGAAAAGAAGTACGGAAGACTCAAGGGAAAGTAACCAAAGGAGATAGATCATGGCAAAAGTGAAGACACCCGCAAGACCAAGAATCCGTGACCTCAAGCATCAGATGTTCATAAAGTCACTGAATCGCAAGAAACACCATGATGGCTGCAATGCCAGAAATGGAAAACACTAAATAATAAAGTCTCCCGACATTCTAGAATCTGTCGGGTTCAATCAAAGTTTCGAAACTCGAAAGGTACAAACATGAGCATCGACAGAAATTCATATCTCTCACTGATCGAATCGGTGAACGAGGCAGTCAGTCCAAAGGCAATGGGTAAGATGAGCAAGGGTGGAAAGTTGGCTGCAAGGTCAAGAACCAAAGTTTCCAAGAGTTCCGCACAGATGGGTTCACCCGCAATGAAGAGTGCTGGTGGCGGTGGTCAGGGTGGTGGCGGAACCAAGCCTATTGAGTGGGGAGATCCTCGCATCGGTGGAGCAATGAATGGCTATGAACTTGCACAGTGGCTCAACAAGCAGACTGTTGCTGGTCCTGGCATCTCTGAGGCATTGGTCATGAAGTCCACCAAGCCCGCAAAGACTGCAAATGTCGCCAAGAGCAAGCCAAAGGTAATTGCTCCCGTCAAGAGCAAGTCACCTGCTGCAACGACTTCAACAGCCGCAGGAATGGCAAGCAAGACATCAAATGTCGCTGCGGGAAGCGGTCTACAGTGGGGAAGCAAGTCAATTGGTGGTGCTAGCAATGCACAGGATCTTGCTCGTTGGCTCAACAGCCAGTCGAGTGGAAAGGCTCCAAGCACCGTCAAGGAAGATGAAGACTTTGACTTCATCGATGAGATCCTTGCCGAAGGTCTTGAACTCTATGGTGAGGAAGACCTTGCTGAGATCCTTGCGGACTTTGAGGAGACTGGCGAGATTTCGGAAGAACTTGCTGTTCTTCTCGGTCTTGATGTAGAATAAGAACTAGGCTAACTTGGGTAATGCATGCAGGGGAGAGGGAAACCTCTCCCTTGTCATTTCATAAATACTCTCAGGAGGTTCACGGAAATGACAGACTCTTTATCATCAAGCATCACTCGCGTACTGATGGAATCCACCAACACCGATTTGTCTGGTAGATTTACCCTATTCGCACTCTACAATGACAACTCTGCTGTTCTTCATATATTTGAAGACGAGAGGGAGTATGAGGAAATGAAGCACAAGTTTACATCGAACGACGGAATCAAGCGTCTTGGAGCATCCCGCCTACCAGAGAACACGACATTCGGAAAACTTTCAGAATCATTGGAGAGAAAGTTTGGAGTGCCACGGGAAGGCATGACCGTCCGCAACCACCCCAAGCAAGAGCCGAAGCCTCAGAAGCCCGTGGAGGAAGCCAGAAAGCCTCAGATGAAGCCCACCAAGGGTTCTGTTGTAGAGAGCGTTCTGAAGGGCAAGGAAAGATTCACAACCCCTCAGATGGATACGCAGTCCACGGGTGAGCCGACGAGAGAAGAGCCTAGAATCAATTCCTTCCGCCCTGCTGTAAGCAAGAAGATCGACCTGTCCCGCCTCAACAACGGCGAGACTCCACCCATGCTAGGATAAAACATGTCAAAGGAAAAAGATTCCGTACCATCAGGAGAAAGACTCTACCAAGTTCGCTATAGGCTTCCTGGTGAAGAGGGACGAACTCCCCGCAAGATCACCCTGATCGCTAGGAATCAATCCGATGCGACCAAGACCCTCATAGCCAGCATACCCACTGCAAAGGTCATCGGAGGGGCAAAGTCCATGAACGAGTCCATTGAACTTGATGAAGGTCTTCTTGACTATGCGATCAAGATAAAGGACTTCCTCAAGCGTTGCGTTGGCTATGGATGCCTCAAGTATGCCGAGACTCCCATAAGGGGGAACAAGGATTCCGTGGGAGTGATAGGAAAGAGACTCGCGCGTGAACTCGCACAGCATGCTGGCGAGAGAATGATTCGATCAGGTGGGGGAGAGCCACGCAGGGTCAAGATCAAGATGGCGAAGAAGAAGAGGAAGAGCAAGGGATCTTTCCTTCTCGGTGCAAGCGGAGCAAAGCGCAAGCGCAAGAAGAGGTGATTCATGGCTAGTACAGCAGGTCTTTCCTCATGGGAGAAGTACTTCAAGGGAAAAGGCGATTTCGATTGCCTGTTGAAGCGCGATGTTACCCTAAAGCCAAACTCAGCAAGAGGAACTGCGATTTCCGTATCCAAGGGTACAACCGTGAAGTTCCTTGGTTCACTGGTCAAGACGAGGGCAGACTATCTTTCATATGCCCCGTCAGTCAAGAAGGGTCAGTCAGTATCGCCCAAGATAAATGCATGGATTCCCGTTCAGTATGAGCGAAAACAATATCTCTGCGACATGGACAGCCTTGCAAAGCCCGTGAAGTCGGGAAACATCGACCTTGCATTGCAGACATCAAACCTGCTTGAATCCGCAACAAGCAAGAAGATGGATATATTCGGACATGTGGACATAGATTCCGCCGTGTTCACAAGAGCATCGGATCTTGCTGAATCAGCAAAGACATACATCAGTGGAAACAAACTCCTTGATGCATACCCAAACCTCAAAAAAAGCCTTCAGAAGTATTTCGATAGCGGGGACTATGCATCGATCAAATGGGTCGGTCCAATCACCGACTTTGAAATAGCGCAGTTCTCCAAGTACATCGGAGAAGTCTGCATCGGACTCGTCCTTTTGTCTGGCGAGACTTCAGCATTGACGGGTAAATCTCCATTCGTCGGCAAAAGGCTGAAGAGAATGATCTATCCATTAAGTCAATCGTTCAAGGGAGCGGACTCTGTTGCTGAACTCATGGATGGAACAATGATTCCCATTTCATCAAAAGCGGACGAGGGTGCTGCCGCGAGTTTCTTCGGAAACCTGTTTATGTCTGTCATAGAAAATTCAAAATACAGACCTGCGAGAAGCGTTATGAAGAAGATATACGATGCTGCCATGGCTGTGCAAGTAAACAGTGAGATAACGCTCAAGACAGGCGTGAAGAAAATCATCTATGAGTATGGCATAAGAAACATTGTGGGACTCGACCAAAATGTCGTTCCTGATACCTATCAGGTTTTCTCGGAGTTCAAGAAGTTCAACAAAATAACTCAGTATTCGCCAAGTGTGCGTAAGGCATACGCAGCAATCGAAGCAAAAATGATTGCCGAAGGAGATGAACTTGCCGTGCAGAAACTCGATGAATCAACGACTGTCTTCTTCTGCAAGATGATAGCCAAAGATATGAATGCGGATAAAGCAACCATCAAAGTCATGGAGAATCTTCTTGGTCAAAAGTCATACTATCAGGTCAATCTTGATGTTTCGAAGGTAAAGAAGGGAACATTGACATTCAATGTTGTCGAGTCTGGTGGTGGATCGGTGGTGATGATCGGAAACAAGTCATCATACAACAACATCGATGCATCGCAGGGAACAATCTCGTACAGGATCAAGTGATAGATATCTGCATGGCTCACACTATGCACAAGATCGCAGGAATCGACTACTCACTCTGTGGTCCGTGCATTTGCGTGTTTGAGGGTGGCGGAAGATTCACATTCGATGACTGCTGCTTCTACTTCCTCACGGACACAAAGAAATATGCGAAGCGATTCATGGGCAACATCCATGGAGAGATGTTCTCCGAATGGAATGTGGACATGGAGAGATATCAGAGCATCGCTGATTGGGCAGTCGATATCCTCAAGGGAATGCATCAGGTGTCTCTTGAGGGATATGCATACTCAGCGACAGGCAAGGTATTCCATATCGCTGAGAACACGGGAGTCCTCAAGTACAAGTTGTTCCAAGAGGGAATCCCCGTGACCATCATTCCACCAACCGAAGTCAAGAAGTTCGGAAGCGGCAAGGGAAATGCAGACAAGCAGATGATGCATCATGCATTCGTCAAGGAGACGGGAATCGATCTCAAGAGTCTCATGACTCCTGATAAGAAAGATGTCGGATCACCAGTATCCGACATCATTGATTCTTATTACATCTGCAAGAAGATGCACACAGACTTACTTGTTAGCAGTCTCTGACTTGGCTTCCTTTACCACGGGCGCAGCAGCCTTTGCCTTCTTCTTCTGAATGGCATTGTATGCATTCCATCCGATGAGACCAGCAATGCCGACTCCGACTACGATTGCGGCAAGCAATGCATTGTCATCCTTCGTTGCGGGAGCAGCAGGATCAACTGCAACCGTGGCGGGATCAATATCCTGATCCGCAACGAATGTCTCCGAATCCTTCACTGCACAGCAGTTGACTCCGACTCGCGTATCCATGACGCGAAGGCAGCAGCCAGTGCTGAAGATTGCGAATGCGGACAGAACTCCAAGTGTAAACTTTCTCATGATTCTACCTTTCATATTAATGTGATTGTCTTGCTGCCGCAGCGGATCACTATCTTGTCCTTTGTTCCTTCGGCAAGCATCTCTAGTTCATCGTGTGAAAGCAAACCGATTGCTTCCTCTATTGTAATAGTATTTATGCCATGAAGGCTATAATGGGTCTCGCGCAAGGTGGTGTTTGACAAGTCTATCGATAGACGCATCTCATTCGTAGGCTGCTGTCCCTTTGCAAACCTCGGGTTCTCAAAGTTCTTCTTGGGGAATCCCTTTTGACCTTGGCGAACCAACTTCACCTGAGTCGCATTCTTTCCCTTGCCAAGGGTTGACACAAGCCCTTCGTGTTCCTCTCCTGCATGGGTGCCAATATCGAAGTGATGTTCATGCCCTCGGAACTGATCAAGCATGTGATGTGTTGCCTGTTTGACATGATGGTGAGCCTTGAACATGGACTTGAAGTGAGGGGCATGGGCATCGATATCGCCGTGAAGTTCTGCGAGTTTCTTTGCCCTGCCCTTTTCACTCTTCGTCGTTCTATCTACCCATGCTTTTGCATGTGCCTTCAATCCTTCCACGCTGCGGAGTCCTGTCGTCCTTGCGGCTGTGTTTGAATAGTTTCGCACCATGTCATGCAACTGAGAATGAACACCTTCTCCGCTTGCAAGCCTACGGGAGAACTCATGAACCTCGGGAGTCAGGTGCTTGTGTGCTGCGGCAAGGTGCTTGGTGATCTGCCTGTCGCGGCTTGGATGGAGGGATAACTTCGTCTTCTTGTTTATCGATAGGTCGGGAGCATGAACTCCCTCTCCCTGCAACTGCTTGACATCAGGGTGGCTCGTTGACTTCACCATCTTTCCAGGATTCTTCTTTGAAAGTTTGTATTGAGAGTGTGCGGCAATGGAAAGAGTCGCGCCCTTCTTCTTCTTGTATGTGATGGTATTGGGCTTTGCCGTGTGGGAACTCGGATCGCTGTGATGGACGAGATCCGCTTGGAATGCATGACCAGGCTTGATGTTCATCTTCTTGACATGGCGCAATGCAGGAATGAGATCACGGACATAGTGTTCCTTGCCCGTCTTGTGAATGTCCTCTTCGCTTCGAAAGATTGCTTCGTCATTGCCATGCTTGGAGCGAACAAAATGAGTTCCATCATGATCCCTGCCGATCACAATGCTGTGACCACCATCGACCTTGAGTGATGGCTGATGCCCCTTTGTAGTCTTTCCCTTGAACCTCTGGTGCATGGCAGTCATGTGCTTCATGGCGACTGAAGGATCGCCGTGGTAGATGTAGTCTGCCACATGCTCAAGATGCCCTGTGGTAGCCTTCTTCTTTTTCGGAAGAGCCATCTCCATCAGATCCGACTTGCGCTTGGGCTTCCTGCGCCAGATTCCCTTGCCAAATGTCCTCTGACGGTACCTTGGTGAGACTGGTTCACCGTCTGATACCATGGCAAGACCTGGAGCCGATGCAGTGTTGGCAACCTCTTCCTCAAGCATCATGGTGAGGATCGCCATCTTCCGTGGATCTTTCATTGCCTCTTCGATGAGGCTGTCAGCCTCTGAAATCATGGAATGCTCAATGAAATTCTTTATCATAACTTCCTCAGTTCATCCAGTAACTTTGAATCGATTTCCGTCTTGGAGATGTCGATCTCGGGTATCTCCTTGGGAAGCAAGTCAAGGAACTGAAGATATGTCTTCAGTTGCTTATGATATCTCTCCTCCATCTTGAAGAAGAGAATCCTTGTTGCCATCATAGCCCCGAATACATTCGTGAGTATGATCAGATGATTGATGATCAGCCTGTCTCGCTGACCTATTCCCTCACCTGTCCTGTTCAACAGTCTCTTGAGGTACTTGATCCTGTCCAAGTCCTCATAGAACTCCTCCAGCGACTCGCACTGCGGATTCTCATAATGTTCAAGGGCGAGGAATATGAAATCCTCATCACTGAGCCGCTTATATTCCATGAACTACATCAGGCTTTTGCCATATAGATTTCAGCATTGATCAAGTATCGACCGCCTGGAACCATCGTCCTGCCGATCTTCAACTTTCCGCTCTTGTTGCCACGGGGAAAGTAATACTTGTCTGTCTCGGGGCTTTCAATCGGCTTGTCGCTGACTGGCTTTCCGAACTGATGGATGTCAAAGGTGCCATCCTGACCACGGTAGCCATCGACCACAAGACCCACCGACTGAAGGTGCATGAAGAGATGACGAATCATCGTCTCAGGATCGATATGATCTCCTGTAAGGAACCTCTTGATGAAAGAGTTGATCCTCTGTACATTCTCTGGCTTCTCAATGTAGAATGCACCACCATCGAACACCTGTGGGGATGAGCGAGTCAAGTTCTCTTCAAGATACTCCTTGAGACCCATCTCCCTTGTGTGCTTCAGTGTGCTTGCTGCTGCTTGTGTAAGCGAATCCTTGCGTGAAAATAGGTTCATTGAAATCTCCGTAGTTGCTTAAGATTATGTATAAAGGAAAACAGCGGCATATGTGCCGCTGTCAATTCCCGAATCATGATGTCGATTTACTTGTTCCAGGGCAACTTGGTCTTGACCCAGTTCCAGAGTGGTGCGCCGAGGAAGGCTCCTGCGACGAATGCGACCAAGAGCCAACCGATGCTACCGAAAAAGTCCTTTACTGCTTCCATGTTCGTTTTCTCCTTTGGGCTATCTTGCCCTATAGATGTATGTATGTACCGTTTTTGACATTTCCCAAAGTGGCTTGAATGCTAAATATGAGTGGAGGAATCTACATGGACAGACAATACACAGAATCTTTTACTATTCCTACGGGTGGGTGGACAGGTGGAGCGCAAGCAATACACAATCCAAGTTCAACTTCGGGTGCTACCTGTAATGTGAGGTTGTGGAGAGATGATTCGACCACTGCTCCAAGAACAATAGCAATCGCAGCGGGACAGATACTTCCCCTCAAGGTGAAATTTGTAGCCACCACTGCTGCCTTAATTGGGTTCAACTGAACAAAGTAGGCTGAGACTTTAGTTCATACCACTGCTTGTACAACTGAATCGACTTTAGAAGCCCATCGACATAATCGATGGGTTTCTTTGTGAACTCCTGTAGAGTTCCTGTCTCACAGGCAACCAAGACCACGATCTGCTCGACCTTCTTTCCCGTGATCTCCTGATACATCAGGGAATATGCCGTGGCTTGCTGAAAGTAGTTCTTGATTCCACTCTCGGTCTTCTCCCGCGTAGAACCCTTGAAGTCAACGACAGACAACTTGCCGTCATAGTCACAGATGCAATCTGCTCGTCCTGCAAGCCCGATGTTCTCGCTCCACATCTGCTGCTCAAGCGCATAGACATTGTCGATCTTGGTGGACACATGGTTCTTCGTGGCATTGAACAGTGAATCGATCTCAATGTTCTCAGTAAGATCCACTTCCTCGTTCTTGAGGAGTTTCTCCATCATTGAGTGCAGTTTGTTGCCGCGATCACAGGTTCTCTGTGCCTCGGCAGGATTCTTCCTGCGCCATATCTCAATGCCATCCCTGCCTTCGAATCCCGTGACAGTGGTGACTGATGGAAGTTTCCTGCCTGATGGAGTGACATAGGTACGCCCCTCCTCTCCCTCGACAACGGAAAGCGGAGCAAGACCAAGATCGACGGGAATGTAGTTGTATTTCTTCAAGCAGTTGAATCCAAATCACATGGAGGGGTCGGGAACTTCTTGTTCCTCTTGGAGATGTCCATTGTCTGACCAGGTGTACGAACCTTTGTCTTCTTTTCCGTGTCTTTCTTCTCAGAGATGACTTCACGGAAATATTGAACAGTCTCCTTGACCGACATACCACTATACCTTGCTTCTCGTATCAGGTCAACATAAACCCGATTAGAAACTATTGCTTGCCATGGTATGTCCATCCTATCGGCACATCTTCGCATGAATGAATAGTCCGATTCATGATGTTCTTCGTGGATGTTATTCTTCTTGCTCATGCAACTATTTAGGTTTGGACAAAAAAACACACGCCCCCTTTACGGAGGCGTGTGCGGTAGCGAAGTTCCTTGTCGGGGTGAGTGACCTCCCCAACGCGCAGTGAATAGCGTAATGAGACGCTTGCACTGTACCCACGACCGACTCAGTGGACGGACGGGGCGAACATAATATCTATGATTCACTCGTCGTTGGCAAGCCTCTTGAAGTAGTCGAGGGCATCATCATCGCTGTCCTCGTTCTTCGGCTTGACCTCTCGACCAGGCGACTTCGCTTCCTTTGCAGGGAACTTGGGAGTGAACTTCTGCTCCGTCTCTTCCTCATCTTCCGAAAGATCCATGTTCTCTGCCTTTGAAGATGCAGAACCGTTGATCACGGACTGAAACTTGGTCTTCAACTCGGCATGGGACTTGAACTGATCGGGCTTGACGAACTCCTGTAGAGAATACTCGGTTCGCCACAGAGCCTCAAGTTCCTTGTCATTGCCGTCGAGCAGCGGTGCAGGAGCAGAGAACTCGGACTTGTCGTAGTTCGTGTATCCCTCCACATTGCGAATCTTCAACTTGAAGTTCGCTCCCTGCCAGAAGTCGAATGGATTTACGGCATCCTCGTCCTTGTACTGCGGATTCATCTTGTCATTGATCTTGTCGAAAATCTTCTTGCCATAGCGGAACAGGAAGACCTTTCCATTGTTGGCAGGATTGACGGGATCATCGATCACCATGATGTTGCTGATGTACGACAACTTGCGCTTGCGTTCACGGGCGATGTTCTTATCATCCTCGTTTCCGCTGTTCCAAAGTTCGTTGTTTGCCTCGCAGACGGGACACTTCTGACCGATGGTTGTCGGGCAGTTCTCAATGTACCATCCACCCTTTGATTGGAAACCGTGGCTGAAGATGCGAACCCAAGGAAGATCCTCACTTGGGGGAGCGGGAAGGAAGCGGATCACCGCATAGCCATTTCCCGTCTTGTCAACCTCTGCCTTCCAAAACCGATCATCCTTGTAGGAGTTCTCACCCCCACCCTTCGTGACCTTCTCTAGTTCCTTGGCAATCTTGCCAAGGGTGCTTTTCGAACTCTTCTTGAAACTTGCGAAATCCGACATGTGCTGTATCTCCTTTGTGTGCGATGTGTGACTGACTTGAACTGAGTATACGGTGTATTCTGATGCTGTCAAGAGAAGGGCAAAGATTTCTTCTTCGGCAAGAGATTCACATCCCTTGCCTCCTTCTCAATGTTCTCAATGATCGGCTTTGAAAGATGTTTTGAGATAAGGTGTACATCCACCCCCTCATCCTCGCAAAGTTCCAAAACCGCATCCATATAGGTCATGTTGCGGGTCGAGACCATGCGTTCTATGAGGGTGGATATCTGCGTGGGGTTGATCATGTTGAACACTATACCCATATTTAGGGGCTGCTCAAGTAGTATAAATACAAAGAGCGAAAGAAATCATAAGGATCCCTCTATCATGACAACAGATACTGACAGCAACTTTCTTGTAAGCGGAGCATCCGCAAATGCCGTGGTTGCCACGGACTATTCAGATACCGAAGGCTCACACTTTCAAGTCATAAAGGTAGCCTATGGGAATACCCTAGACTTCAACCGCGTCACCGAGGCGGATGGTCTTCCCGTGCGTATCATGAATACGCCGCAGGTCGATGTGACTAGTATCTCAAATCCCGTATCTGTATTTGGTTCTATTGCAGTATATGGAATCGGTGGAGCCACTGCCGTTGGTATCACGGCAGCAGGATTTGATATTCGTGGACTAACGCACACAAGAGATTCCATCAGAGTCTTGGGTGGTTTAACAGTAATCAGCGGAGATGCTACTCCATATACTGCCTATGATCCTTTTGCTGGATTTCAGACAAGATTGCTGAGAGCCACAACTGGAGCAACGGCTACCGAAAACTTTACTCAACTCTCAGCAAAATTGCTCAATGATCCACCTTCAGTTGAAGACACAGTCCGTGTGGTTGGTCTCTCGGGTGCATATCCTGTTGGCATCACTGCATCTAATCTTGATATTCGCGGGCTTACCCATACCAAAGACACAGTCAATGTCTATGGAACCATAAGTGTTCAGAATGACTCTGGAAGCAATCCTTTCACGCCAAACAAGTCAGAGAAAGGATTTCAGACAAGGCTTCTGCGGGCTAGTACAGGTTCAGATCCTACAAGTGATCAAGGAGCCTTGAATTCCTTGCTAAACACTGTTGAAGATACAGTTCGCGTTGTTGGTCTCTCGGGTGCATATCCTGTTGCCGTGATGCCAATTGGTCTTACGGGCATAACCAACTATGCAAGCAGGACTCCATTCAAGGTCGATGACACTGGCGCACTGTATGTGAACCTTGGAGCAGGATCAGTAAATGTCAGTGCAAACATAAGTTCTACTTCCTTCACCCTTGCGGGAGTATCTCTGTCTGATGCAGGATCTTCCGCAGGAGTCATTCAGATGCAGGGTTATGCTGGTGCAGGAGTTGTTCCCGTAACAGTAAGTGCAACTGCTTTTGACATCAGGAATCTTTCGAGCAGCACAGATTCAGTTCTTGCACAGATTCGTGTTCTTGGAGGAGCATGCGGAGACTCAGTCGATCTCGGTGGAACCGCAGGCATAATGGCAAGTAGATTCGTATCTGCACTCAATGAAAATGCAGATAAAGTATTTCAACTGAAAACCGATGATGTTCAGAGTGGTCTCATACTCGGTGAAATAACCACACCAACAACGGGAATCAAGGCTCTGACATCAAACATCAGTGCAGCATTGATCTCCGACTACAGGATCACGGGTACTAATACATCTGCTGTTGGAGAGTCGAGTTTCTCCAGTGGAGCCAAGGCTCTTCGCGTGGTGGTTGCGAATGTGGTTCAACCCGATGGAATAACCAGTGGAAGAATAGAAATAAGTCCTGGCAGTGCAAGTCGAATGGGTACACATACCCTGAAGAGCGGAATCCACTTCAAGAGCGATCTTGGAAATGCAAACAAGACGATCTTCATTGGATCGACCTCACAGAATACGGTGGGATATCCGCTCTACAACGGAGATCAGATATTCATCGAAACCGACAATACAGACAAGATTTACTACAGTGCGACCGCTGGAGCAACGCTCTATTACATGGGTACATAAATGTCCAATGACTTCATCAATCGTAGGTTCTATGACAGGCGCAGAACAGCCAGTGGTGGCGGTGGTGGAACGGAATTCGTAGAGAAGGAACTGATACTTCTCCCGACTTACGACACATTCATCTATGCTGGCGACAGTACATTTTATCCTGGCACAAATGAGAGATGGACAGGTGTGCTTCCCATCAACCAAAGTGCATCGGCGGGACAAACACTTGCAGTTGGTCTTGTAAACCCGTGGCTTGATGCAAATGATTTTGATCCAGCACCTCCTCCGCCAGGAGGAGGACAAGGTGGTGGAGGAGGCACTGTCATAGTTGCAAGAACCCCTACCAGGACATTTCTGCAATATGATCTCTCGGAAATAACCTCTGGTTCGGTGATCATGTCTGCTCTTTTGAACCTGACCACTGCGGGAAGTTCCTATTGGAATGCTCCTTCTCAATTTCAATCCATTCAGAGGCAAGCCAGCGAAGACACCACAAAAGGCATATGGATAACATACAACTTTGATGGAGCGATTGTTCCTGAGTTTCAAGGATATCGTGCAATAGGTTGGGGTGCAGGAAATCCTTCCTTTACATGGCTCAAGTTCGTGAATGGAGAGTTTCCATTTGCCAATGGCTACAATCCACATCCAGGAAGAGATCATCCATGGTGCTTGAAGGCATGGTACAAATGGGGAGCAAGGCAGTTTTATCTTCACATGCCATTTGGCAAGCCTCATGTGACGGCAAGCCCACCTCCAGGATATGAGAATTACGAGCATCTTTCATATCAAGCAGATCAATATCTCTGTGCAGCGGAAGGATTCTTTGATAATGGAGTCTTCTATAATGCACCGATGCAGCATCTTGTTATTTCGTTTGAACGGATATGGAAGACCCTGATCACTGGAAAGCAGCATTGCACCGATGAGGAGTGGTCTAGTCTTCTTGAATGGTTCGATCCAAGGGATCCTATAAAGGTGATAGCATACAATGGAGCCATCTATGGAACTCCCGATGGAATCATATCGAATCAGTTTCCAAGGTGGTCAAGGCTTTTCAATGAGAACTATGATGCAGCACTTCAACGGCTGAAGAACTCGGTTCAGCCATTCATCAACTGCGGAATGCAGATAGGTTTCGATGCCCTTGTTTTGATGCCTGGTCCTGTTCCTGGTCAGTACATATCAACGAATGTGTTGAGCAAGAGCGCACAGATCGGATGGTGGGAGTTCTATACATGGCTGAAGCAGACAGTGGGAATGGAGAACATCTATTGCGAGGCACAGCAGATGTTCCAGACAAACATATTGAACGGAGAGACCAACCCAAATCCATATCTCGGGTTGAATGTGATATCCTCCGAGGACTGGTCATATTTTCCCGCAACGACCGTTCCATATCACAAGATGAGTGAACTTGGAGCAGTCAATTACCTTCGATGCTCATACTGGGGATCAGGTGGTCCGAAGACATTCAGAGCAAACCCATACCTTTCACAGGCAAGATACCCCGACCTTGATCAGTATGCCGAACTTTCAAACATCAGGGGAGAGGAAGGGGAAAGAAGGATAAACCTATTGTCCATAAACACTTTCTTTGGAACTGCGTTTGAACACATATATGCGGCTAGAAACCTAAAGGACAGATATGATCAGGAAGGTGATCTAAGACCAGAGAACAACATCACCAAGCCAGGATACCTGATGAGTCCTTTCTGCTTGCAGGAATATCCACTGTCATGGGGTCAAGAATATACGGTGAAAAGATTCATAGATCAGTTCCCGACATTGGCTTCGTTCAAGACATATCTTGACTCATATCAGAGTCCACCGATGGCGTCATGAGAAAAGAGAGAAAGAAGAATGAACTTGGATAAAATCACAATAACTGCATCCGAGGAAACCCTGTATTCCCTTGAGGAAGTAAAGGCAAACCTAAAGTCATATGAAGATTCATCCAGAAGAGGGAATGTCTTTGCATCAATAGCACAGAAGATCACAGAACTCGGAGTAGTCTCATATGGCAGTCTATAATCACCCGATCACCATAAGATTGGCACCGACAAACTATGCTCCATTCGGAGATCAGACACCAGTATTCTGGCAAACATTCACCCCTAGGTCATTTAAGCCCGAATTTCATGGCATCACCGATGGTGTATTTCCAGACTTTCTGATAAAGGTCATACCCAACAACCTCTACAACATAAAAGCCCTTTGTGATGAGCCTACGAACATAGATGTATTGTCTAGTCAGGATATTGAAATCCAAGCATCCTGTTCAAACTCAAAGAGACCCGCCACTTCATTCAATCAGGGTGGTGCCTACATCGATGATTCCAGGGCATTGCTGACTCAAACCATCAATGCAACTAACAATGCAAAAAACATCATTGATCTCAAGGGACATGCAGGATGCTTCATTGACTATGCAAGACCTAATGGAGGAACCGCATTCAACCTCTTCATTCATGGGCAATGCAACCGAGAGGAAGATCCAAATCCTCTGTTTGAAAGCAGCACGATTCCTGCACCACAAGGCGGATTGGATCAAGATGGAGTATTTGACAATCAAGACTCATCGGTGTCATCACATGTCACATTCAAGTCATCGGATGCTCCCATCACGACATCGATCACATCGAATCTGATATCATTTAGAAAGAGCCTCCACTACAATTTTCTGAAGTTGCTCAGATCAGATATGGCGGGAATGAGCATGGCAAGTGGAACAAATGGAAAGGCTTTTGTGACTGCTTCCTCATCATTCAATTGGGGAAATGTTCCTGGATTGTCAGCGGAGTCAGTTTGCAGCATAAACCAATATACATCTCCGACCAATGAACAAGCATCTGCACAGGGTGGAAATCCAATCACTATAACCTGTAGCACCTGGAATGGAGTATTTGAAGGAATATTCGGGAACAATGCAAGGTTCAGAAACTCAACTTCAAATTCTCTATTCAGAGTTCTGACAGGAACATATGAACATACGGGAAAAATAAATGCAACTGATCCAAATTATGCAGATGGCACATCCAATCCATATACGCTATCGACAGTATCAGAAGCATCAAATCTGTTCATACGAATGAACAATGCAATATCATATGGAAACAAGAACTATCTTGCCATCGGACCAAGGTCGCAGACAGCACCAAGATTCACTTCCTTTCCCGTTGGATCATATATCAGGATAACGGGATCATCAAGCAATGATGGCATCTATCAAGTATTGAGCGTTCTCAATGGAATACCAGGAGATAACAATGCCAATGTAAGAGTTCCTCCAACCCCAGGAACTCCCCTCTATGAATACCTAGAACTCAGTAGGGCAATAGTGCCAGAGGCATCTGCATCAACCAAGCCGATCACAGTACAGAATGTCTCCCATCTCCCCATCCTTCACATCAGGTATCAAGAACCTGTCAACTCACCAAGTGCATAAAGAAACAACCCCCATTGCTGGGGGTTGTCGGACCTGAGATGCTATCTCAAGTGGGGCTATCGCTATTTAGAACTTGAATCCGATTCCTGCGGACATGCAGATGTTCAGATCGCTGTACTCCGTGGTATCGGTTGTGGGGATCGAAAGTTCCGCACCAAGAGTCATGCTATCATTCAGTTGATAGTTGAAGCCAGGACCGATCATGAGGAGATCGTTGCCATCCCATTGATACTGAGTTGCGGCAAAGTAGACATTAAGTTCATCGGTTGCCTTGTACCCAATGGTTGCAGTTGACTGAAAGATATCGCTGTAGATGAATCCTCCGAGTGCTGCTGAGAATGTATACTCATCAACGAAATCATATGAAAATCCATATGAGAGCGAAACTGGTCCCCATTCACCACCAATCTCCGTTCCGAGATGGTAGACCTCATTGCCAGAGGAATACTTTCCATCAAGAGGAACCTTGACTCCACCTGTGAAGTCGAGCCATACATGATCATTGGCGAGATAGTCGCACTTGCCATCGATCAGGTTGAATACCGCGAATACATCAAGGTCTGCCAGACCTGTCGCTCCAACACGAACATCGCTCTGATTGAAGATTGGAAGAGCGAATCCCAACTTCAACTTCTCAGCAACATCAAACATGACTTCGGTATCGATCTGAGTGATCATGCCATCATCAAAGTCAAAGAAGTTGACCGATGAATCCGACGAGATGCTGAAACCCTTCTCCTCGACCACAGGTGGTTCCGAAACCACCGATGGAACTGGTGTCACAGGTGCTGCGGGTTCCACCGCCTGATCCTGTGCATACGCGAGACCACAAACAACCATTGCGAACAAACTAGTAATGTACTTCATCTTTCTGAATCCTCCAAAAGATATAAACATGATCCCCAACGCGGGGAACATTATGTATTGGTCAAGTCAACGATCTCACAGCCATCCGCGCTGCAAGCCATCGTCTGCGAACTCTTGGTCGAGTCCGACTTCTCATACTCCTTCAACTTGCTCCAATCCACATCCTTCGGCATCTTTGCAAGAAGTTCCTCGTACTGTTCCTTTGTGCAATCCTGATACGGTGCCTGTCGATACGAGTGATCGCTGTGCGGAAGGAACGAGATTCCGCTGATCTCATCGAAGTGCCGATACACGAATGCACCGACCTCCATCCACTCAGGCTCACGAACCGTGATCGTGATCGACGGCTTGTGTTCGCACCAATGACGCTGATATGCCAACCACAACTCAAGGTGTTCTATTGCCGATAGGTCATTGCGGGTGACAGAACCCTCTGCCTTCATCGGGAACGAGAAGACCATGGTGTGATCTGGCTTCATGACGCATGGCTCGGCAGGGAAGCCCATCTCTATCATCATCTGACAGAGTGGATCCTTGCGATCTGCACGAACCGTGCGGATGTAGTATTCATTGTGTCGTGGATGAATGCCTGATGCAGCATCGGTCAACTGAGACACTGTGCCTGATGGCTTGATGCAAGTGATCGCAGCAGCAGGATTGATTCCGATCTTTCCTGCCCACTCCTTGTTGGTATCGATTGCAACTTGCTTGAGCAGCGTGAGGTTGTTTGGAATATCATTCGTTGATCGCATCATTGCATTGTCAAGAATGCCTGTGAGAGACACGCC